AGATTCATTCGAGGATTCTAGCGAGTCGCGCCAGGATAAAACCCTGCAAAGGAAAATCATGCAGACGGAGTCACGCAATGAAAAGACTCTACAACGGAAAACAATGAGAACAGAATCTAAACCAACTCGCACACAACAAAGGAAAAACATGCACACTGAGAATAAACATGAGCCAAGATCAGAATTAGCTTATGATGAAAATCAAGTAGAAATTATAAATAGAAAAGTGCTTAAAAATTTGTATAGAATATATGTGCCTATTCCAGATTCAGATAACTGGAAACCATTGTTAAATTTAATATTTGTGCGTGATCGTATAGCCATCTGCCCGAGTCACGCAATGATCAGAATTAAAGCCGCTGGTAAAATTAGAATTAGGAGCACACATATCCAACATGGTCTAGATTTTAACTTTGCTGATCTTGAATTCGTTCCCGTTATTGCGTCAGCTGAGGCTCAGAAACATTTACCAGATACAAATTTAGAGAAAGACGCCATGTTAATTCAATTTCCTAATAGTATGCCTATGCAATGTAATATTATAAATTTGTTTGCAACCAGTAAAGAATTATCATCTGTTGCATCGAGCCGAGCTTCACTCGTCTCGTTAAAAGATCTCACAGATGTTGTCTCACCTTTTATTGCTGTATTACCATATGTTCATGCTAGAGATAAATTTTCATATACTCATGATGAAATTAATGGCACAAAACGTGTTTTCGCGCTCCGTGATGTTTGGGAGTACCAGACTGATTCAGCTGCCGGTGATTGTGGAAGTCCCTTGGTCCTATCGTCAACTCGTGTGACGAAAAAGATTGTGGGTTTCCATATAGCTGGTGCTATTGGTCGTGGTGCTGCTACAAGCATTACAGGTGAAGACATTAAGAGAGCTATAACGTCTCTTGGGTGGCGCAGTAACTGTATGGTGGTTGGATCCGATGTAGATCAAGATCATCCTTCAGTTACCGTTCCACAAGGAGACTTTATACCTCTTGGTAAAATTGACCGAAATTTGCGAGGAAATGGCAGATCAAATATTGTGGCTTCACCACTTCAGAAAACTTATGAATATAATGATTACACTCCAACTACAGCCCCAGCCATCCTTCATCGCACATTTGTT